ATCCTCACACAAGCCTGATGATGATGACATGGATTTCCTCCTCTCTCAGGTAGCAAAACAGGAAGGCCAATCTGAGGACCGAGTCAATCAGGCCTCCCACATCATCACATTCAGAAAGGCAGGCTCGGACTCTGAGCAGAAAGTTCAGAGTGCAGGAGATATCAACTCCATCCTCCTAGGCTATGTCCTCACAGTTCACAAAGCTCAGGGCAGCGAGTGGAATAAAGTTATCTTCATCATGCACGCATCCCATGCAACCATGAATTCCAGGGAACTCCTCTACACTGCCATCACCCGAGCTAAGAAAGAACTCCTTATCCTATGTGAACCCGACACGATGATGAAAGGAATCGAGAATCCCCGCATCAAAGGAAACACACTGGCTGAGAAGGCCATCTACTTCCAGGGAAAGAAAGAGCGCATGAGCGCAGAAAGGATCTCTTAACCATGTCAGTCAGCGAAACTCCTACCTCCCTCTACTGCCTCCACTGTGGCGCATCCAAGAGGATCTTCCTATCCACTCAACAAGAAGAGATTGAGTCTTTCAGAAGCTATCATTCTCTGTGTTGCGCTCAGCCCCTGAACCAGCCGCCTGATCCTTTCCAGCGAAAAGACTGGAAGTTACGTGGCTCTCAACCCAACGAAGACAGGCCTAAATAAGAGCTTCGACCCCCCTTGACAAGGCTCCGGCCTTGTGGCACCATCGAGCTTCACTGGTTGAGGTTCCGCACCAGTAATTACCAAGCGGAACCAAACTCCCTTTCAAGGAAACTACCGTGTCCAACGCTGTTATCGCAAACACCAATCCCCTGATCGAACTCCGCGACTTCAAGTTCAATTTCAAGAAAGACAAGATGGGCAACAAGCGTCCGTCCGTCGAATTGAGCGTGCAAGTTCCCGCTGCTGAAGGTCTGGCAAACATCCTGACTGAAGGCGGCAAGCCGCTGGAATGCCTGATCGAAATCGCTGCTGATTTTGTTCGTACTCAAGTGGCTGGCTGGGTCTCGGATAACGAGAATGCCAGCCAAGCAACCTTCGACAACAGCAAGTTTGATTTCGTCTATCTTGCCAACCTGCCGAAGGAAGATCGCCGCAGTGCTGCCATTCCTGCCGAAGTCTGGGAAGATTTCGTCAAGGATTATCTGTCGGTCATGCCTGGCCGCACTGGCAAGAGTGTGGAAGCTGTGGGCACTGCCGCAGATATCTTTGCCAAGAAGCTGCTGCAAGTGAAGACCAACAAGCCTGTGCTGGAAAAGCTGAAGCAACAACTCAGCATCTACAGCGAAGGCGAGTCGGCCGAGCAGTTCGAGGAAGTTCTGGCTTTCCTAATCAAGCGCATCGACGTTTATCTGGCAGCCGGCGAAGTGGTTTACACTGCTGAGATGATCTAAGTCAGCAAAGTTTGGGATTGCTGGTAACTAGAACCTCCCAGTAATCTCACCTCCTGAGCATGAGGCTAAACTGCTCTTTCTTGTTTATAGGTCTGCCAGAATCCTTAGGTAAAGACGTTCTGGTTTTGGATGCCGTGCCAGACTGGCAGACCTATGCGCAAGTACCAACCAATCTGGATAAAGCTGAAGAAAATAGGAAGCGCATCTATTGCCGCTCATCCTCTCCTTCATGCGCGCATAATCAAAGCAGTCGTCAAGGAAAAATGGCTTGACGAAGGCTTCAAGCTTGAGAGTCTGCCATATCATCATGTGCTCTCTCATCACAAGGAAGGTGCAAAGATCACCTTCACTCTCACCAAGTTCCTGACCTCAAGCATAGGAGTCGCAGATGTCTAGACCCGGAGACAAGTTCATCAATCTTTCTGGCAAGATCCTAGGAGAAACCGCCAAAGCTATTCGATTCAGTGTGGAAGGAGTAGCAGGCAAGCGACTGGGGCAGAGCCAATACCGCACCGTCTGGTTTCCTCTCTCCCAAGTCAACAGCATCGTGCATCAGCCTCCTCATTCCACAGAGGATGATACTCTGAAAGTATCTGAGTGGATCTGGAAGCAAAAGATTGAGGACTCCTGGGGCGGCAATGATCCAGTCAAAGCAGGGACCTCTGAAGTAGATCTGGAACAAGCTGATGATCCGGAAGATCTGGGAGATTACGATGATGAGGTCTCGCCCTTTTGAGGAGTTTCACAATGTCTGATAAGATTCAATTCACTCATGGCTATGCACTCCATGAAACTTCTCCAGAAGGTAACTATACAAAGATGGAGATCTGTTGGGCAGAAGGTTATGGATATGCTATCCATATCAGGCATGAGAGGCCTGATTGCGAGCCTGTAATTACCAAACTTCGCATGACTGAGAATGGAACCAACATGCTGTTTGCATTGCTGACTTTCCAGATTCATCGGGACATGTATAAGCTGGAGCCCAAAGATGAACAAACTACCCTTTGAGCTGGCAGAAAAACTGGCATCCCTGGAGAATCTCATCAAAGAGAAGCATCCTCGGATGCCAACTTTGCTTCAGGAAATTCATTCTGCTCTCCGCCAGCAGCCTGAGAATGTAATCCTCCTCTCTGAAGAGGAAATCTCTTCCATCGTGGAGGGCCTAAAAATCCAGACAGGAGTGGCCTTTGCTCAGGCAGCAGTCGCAGGCAAAGGATCTTCCAAGAAGAAATTCATCACAGTCGATATGATTTAAGGAACAGTCATGCAACTCGCACCTCTCTCTGATCTTCGTGAAGCCCGTCAAGACCGCCAGAACTATCTCTATCCTACAATCTCCCGAGGCATTCAGATTCCTCTGGCTCTCGTAGATGCAGCAGTCAAATCTCCGGCAAACCCCCTCGCATTTGGGATCGTTGCGGCAGTCAAGCGCATGAGGTAATGCAGTGAGTCAGGATATATCAGTCCTAGCCTATGCTCGCTTCTTGTTCCGTCCTGACTTTCCTCTCCTACATTCCTGGCTCCAGCTAAGGCCTCCTTATTACAGGAAGCAAACCCTTCTGAGCAAGGAACTCATCCTGGAATTTATCTCATGGACGCCCTCAGCACTCTCCTCGATTCACCTGAATTATCTGTTTCGCTACCTGGAAAACTGGCTGGGGAGCCTGAGCAGGGAGCAGCAGCAGGAACTTCTACAGTATCTTGGTGCGAACCCGGATACGAAGGCTCGATTGATTACCGCATTCGACAGCTTTCTTACTCAAGCCTTCTCACCCTGCATTCCTGCCCCAGGAAGTTCCAGCTCTATCGACTCCGCACCCAGCACAAAACTGCTGAGTCCCTCAAAACCCCAATCACCTTTGCCTTCGGCCATGTCGTCGGAGATGGAATCCAGAAAGTCTTCCAAGGGCTCTCTGAAGATGAGATTATTTGGGACATGTTCCTAGGCTGGCACACGGAGTTGTGGGATGCAGATGAGAAAGCGTGCAAAAGTTTTCCAGAAGCTGTTCTGGCAATCAGGAAACTCCTCTCCCTCAGAGAACAGGGCTTCCTCTCCGATTATGAGGTTGTGGAGTATGAAGGAAAGCCAGCTTGCGAACTCTCATTCCGCATCAGCTTCCCTGGCTCCTTCTCCTATCGTGGCCACGTCGATGCAGTCCTCCGGGAAAAGTCTACGGGAAAGATTGTTGTCCTGGAAGTCAAGACTACGGGCATCAGTGGTGTAGTCAATCCTGCAACTTACAAGAACTCTGCCCAAGCTATCGGCTACAGCATTGTCCTTGACAGGATCTTCCCGGAACTCTCCAGCTACGAAGTCCTCTATCTTGTGTATCACACCAAGACCAGGGACTACGAGCCTCTTCCTTTCACAAAGAACTATCTCCAGCGTGCTCTCTGGATTCGGGAACTCCTCCTGGATATCAACGTCATTGAGATGTACGAGGAAGCAGGAGTCTACCCAATGCGAGGAGAATCCTGTGTGTCTTTCGGCAGAGACTGTGAGTATCTCAACACCTGCTCTCTCAGTACTCAGTACCTGACCAAGCCCTGCACTCCGGCAGACGAAGACAAGGTAGAGTATTCCATTGAGCTTACCTTGCAGGATCTTTTGGAATCCCAGATGGATAAAGTCTTGCCCACCCAGTCCACAGAACATGATGAGGAACTGCTATGAAACTCTCTCAACGCACAGCATCTAAGTCCCGCCGCATCCTCCTGTTCGGACCCCCGAAGTCTGGCAAGACCTGGCTCGCAGGCCAGCTAGCTAAGGAATTCAATCTCATCTGGTTCGATCTGGAGAATGGAGTGGATACTCTGCTCAAGCTTCCAGATGAGCAGAAGGAGCGAGTAGAAGTAATCTCCCTCCCGGATACTCGATCCTTCCCCATCGCAATCGAAACGATGCTCAAGGTAATCAAGGGCGGCCCAGCAGAAATCTGCGAGGAGCACGGGAAAGTGGGCTGCGCAATCTGCAAGAAAGCTTCTGCTCCTACCAACAAGATCGAACTCTCCTCTCTCGGCCTGGACACCATCGTCGTAGTAGACAGCCTGACCCAGCTAACCAACTCAGCCCTGGCCCACATCACTCGGAACCAGAATGATGATTACAAGCTGGAGTACGATGATTGGGGTAACCTGGGCAAACTAATGGATATCTTCCTATCCCATGTCCAGAATGCTCCCTTCCACATTGTCTGCATCACCCATGAGAATGAAGTGGTGATGGTGGATGGCAAGGAAAAGATTGTCCCGACGGCAGGCACCAGGAACTTCTCCCGCAACGTGGCGAAATACTTCGATGAGGTTTACTACCTGCAAGTCAAGAATGGCAAGCATGTAGTGGGTTCATCTACCACTTACGCCAACAACATCTTGACTGGCTCTCGTGGCGGACATGTTTTGGAGAAGGGGGGAGAACCATCCCTCATTCCAGTATTCAAGGGAGAAGTTAAGCTGGCTGCTCCTTTGCATCAGGCAACTCCAGCTTCTACAGCAATGACCGCACTGGAGAAAATGCGGGCAGCAAAGAAATGAAAGGCTACTAGAATGGATGCAGCAATTTATATTGGATCAGTTGATCCGCAGAGCGTAGAGCAGCTATCAAAGAGTATCAATGATATTCTCTCTGCTCCTTACGTAGATAACAAGACGAAGCAGAGAGCGCTAGAAATCTTGGGTAAGGGTGTGGCAGCTCCGAACAACAGTTCTATCTCTAACTGCACCTTCACTCGCACTGATAAAGGACCAGCAAAGAAATGAGCATCCAAGAAACACTGGCTCAGCGAGCTAAAACCCACGGAGATTTCCGAGAGAATGGCCGCATCATGCAGGCTCTCAAGAATCAGATGATTGAGACTGTGAACTGGCCTCATCTTCCTGACGAACAGAAGGAAGCCCTGCAGATGATCCAGCACAAGATTGGTCGCATCCTCAGCGGAAACAACAATGAACCCGATCACTGGAAAGATATCGCAGGCTACGCAACTCTCGTAGAGAACATCCTTCTCACAGGAGAGTCCCATCCCGCTGGCTGATATACCTGGCTTCTCCGTATATCAATCCCTCTCTCCCATTCATTCCCAAAGGAAACTCAAATGTCTCAGCAACAAATCGACATTCTCGACAGTCTTCTCGATACTTCCCTGGAAGATTTGGCAGATGCCCCCGTCTGGCAAGAATTCCCTCCCGGAGTCCATCGCTGCACCGTGGAAGAAGTTGAACAGTTCCAAGTCGAAAAGTCTGACGAACCCAAGGCCGGCATCAAGATCAAGTTCAAGGGCATCGAGACTGTGGAAGCACAGGATCCTGCTAAGGTTATCGAGTCTGGCCAGGTTACCACTGTTTCTTTCTTCCTCATCCATCCGAATGAGAACGTCATGAAGTCGGGCCAAGGCGGTTTCAAGGAAATCATGGCAGCCACGGCGGAGCAGTTCGGCACTGGCAGCAATCGTGAACTGATGGAAAAGCTCAAGGGTTCGGAAGTTCTGATCACGACGGATCTCCGCAAGGACAAGAAGACTGATCGGGAGTACCTGCAACTCAAGGGCCTGGCTTTTGTCTAAGGCTTTTCGCTAAGAGTTCTTAGCTCTGCCTCCCTTCGGGGAGGTTTTACTAAGAACTCTCACCATAGCTCAACCGGATAGAGCAGCTGCCTTCTAAGCAGTAGGTTGGGGGTTCGAGTCCCTCTGGTGAGGCCAGTCTTTCTTACGGCTAGTCAGCAAGGAGTTTTGTTGTGACCCACAAAGAAGCCGACGCCCGTAGATGCCTCATTGATCTACGCAGGCACTTCAGTTTCAAGTTCTTGATTGGCATACTCATGAAGATGAGAGCCGAAGAAAAAGACGGAGAGAGGTTCGTATGAGCACCAACACCAAGCTGGCCGACAAGGCGTTGCAGGCGCTTGTCTGCATGCGTGGCCTGCAAATGCACCTTGGCCGCGAGGTTTGTGAGGTTGAGGCCAGTGAGCTTGCCGCAGCACTTGCCGACCACAAGGCCGAGCAGGCGCAGCCCATGTTCCCGAAATGCGCTTCGGGAACATCAGAGCAGGCCGCCCAGGCTGTGCCGGCTGACCTGCGCAGTGCAGCGGAGCGAACCCGTCAGGACTTGGGGCCGACCGGCAGCAATTACCCGGACGTTCGCGTGCTGCTGGCCTTCGCTGAACAGGCACTTGCAGCACACACCCCACCAGCGCCAGATTGCGAGGATTGACCCATGACCACCACCTATGAATTTGACGATCTTGACCTCGAGCTGATTCGGGAGTTGCGTAGCGCCATCCGTGATGTAGATGAGTTCGGAAGCCCGGCGAAAGACTGTCTTGACGAGGACGACATGCTGGACGCCGTTCGCCTGCTACTGAATGTCGTTGGTCAGGACGTTGCGCCCCTTGTTTTGAGCGAAGAAGCCAGAGACGAAGAAGGCGCCGAAGCCTCTGATCTCGGCAGCAAAGCACTCACCGAGGAAGAACTCTCTTTAAAGCACTGGCAGGAATTTCAGAAAGAAACTCTTGCCTCGGCCAGCAGGGGGCTGAAGAAGTGAACACCACCAACAAGTTGGCCGAGGCTTTGACCCTTGGCCTGGAATGCGCCTATGAATTGCTGGCTGAGAAGCGGCAAGCACTCGCCGGCCACCCCGAGAAGGTGGCCCCGTATCAGGAAATGGCGGACTACCTGCGCACGTTTCCAGAGCGATTCACCA